TATTATCATCAGATGTTGCTTGCATAGCTTCTGTAGATAGCACTTTCTCTTTAGTGTTAGTTCTGCTTTTAGCATCTACTTTACCGAACTTATTAGTTCGTTTAGTATCTACTACAGCTTGCACACCTTCAGGCAAAGCTTCATTTATATCACCAGCGTGTAAATTAATCTCATCATATTCTTTTAATGCAGCTTCAAGACCAGATCTAGTTTTAGAGTCTAAATTAGGATCATCTAATTTCTTACGAGCAGCTTGGGCTTGAGCTTCAAGTTCTTGAGCTTCTTTAGCATCAGCTGCATCTTGTGCGTCTATTTCATTTAGCTCATTTTGAATATCTTCAACAGTTCTACCAGTTTCTTTTGCTAAAACTTCTACTGCTTTTTCATGCGCAGACTTTGATTCACCTGCATTAAATAAGTCTTCACCAAATTCATCTACTGACATCTTATGTAACTCTGATGCTACTTCTTTATCTACTTTAGTAATTACCTCTTCTACAACTTTTTTACCTTTATCTGTGCTTGTAAACTTTTTACGTTTCTTCTTTTTCTCTTTAGGTGTATTATCTATATCTTCATCTATATCTTCATCTTCGTCATACATTGCTTGATCTTCAGCTTCAATACGTATTTCCTCTGCATCTTGAGCTTCAGTATAATGTTTATTAAGTGCATCATAATATGAAATATCTTCACCTGGAACTATCTGTGACTTAAGAGATCGCTTTAACTCTTTATTATCTTCTATAGCTTCCATAACTTCTTCTATAGCTTCTAATTTAGCTTCAGATGAGTTCATACGATTAAAATCATCTATGAATGAGCTACCTTTTTCTTTGCCATCTTTATCTAATCCAGTAATATCTCTAACTAGTTCAGTTACTTCAGTAGGATTATCTTCATCATTAATTAAATCAGCTAATCTACTAGCACTAGCAATTGCCTCATTATCATTAACATTTTGTGAATCAAATCTAGTCTCTAACAAACCTTTAGTTGTACCAATAGCAGATTGGCCTAAACCACCAAGTGCTCCAGCAGCTCCAGCTTTAACTAGTTCTTCACGTACATCTTGATCTAGCATACCGAGGAATTCTTTATCTCCATATAAACTAGTTCCATATCTAGTATTAGCGATATTCATTGCTTCTTGTAAAGCTTCTGTACCAAACTCTACAGCTGTACCAGATGCTACTTTACCACCAACATTAACCGCTGCTTTAGCTGATAGGTTAGCTAATCCAGCTATTGCACCTTTAAATCCATCTATATCAGATGGTGCTACTTTAGTTTTATTAAGTAGTTTACCTAACACATTATACATTTGTTTACCAGGTTTACTCATACCTAAAGTCATGGTGTCGATTACTTGATCTAGTTTATTCTCAGCGTACTTACCAGCACCTAAACGTAATACCGTAGCAGCTGTAGCAAGTTCACCTTCATTATTAGTTTCCCAATCTTCAACAGCTTCAGATGTATCTATAGCTGCTTTACGCATACCAGCACCTTTAGCAACGTCTCTAACTACTGCGCCTTTAACACCAGAAATATTTCCACCAATTTTATTAGCAAACTGCTCTACTTTAGCTCCGCCAAAGCCTTTAGGCATAATACCTTTTCTCATTTGACTTACAAATATATAAGAATCTACAACTAGATCAGGTGCTAATTTAGCATTACTAACTAATAGCTTACCTAACGCTAATGCTTTGTCTGATGTACTTTTACTCTCATCAAACCATATTTCAGCAGCTTCATTTTGAAAATCTTGTAATGCAGCTTGTCTAGGTTTATCATTATAATCTAATGCATTTAATGTAGCTTCTTTAGTAGCCTTAACTAAGTCTGTAGCATCAAACTGTATTCTATCTTTACCTTCAGCTCCACGAAGCTCATCTGCCATCCACATACCAAAATCTGCAACTACAGCAGCAGTCTCAGGTACAAACCCTAGGATTTCTACTGCAGCACGTTTAGCTGTATCAAATGGATTAATATTAAAGTTTTGGCCACCACTTAAACCTTCACGTAATTTAGCTAATCTACCTTTAGCTGTAGATGGATCACTATCCCCATAACCTAATGCACCACGTAAATTCTGCTTGTTATCAGGATTTCTTACATTAGTTAATGGTCTACCAAAATGCCCAACATTTCCACTATCTTGGCGATCTACTTCATAGTTTATTGGATATTTCTCAGAACCTAGTTCAGGTCTATTGTTTAAATCTATAGGTCCAGGCGTCCAATCGGCATCACCAGGAGCTTTAGTTAACTCATATAATCCTTGTAGGCGTTCTTTTTCACCTTCAATATTGATCATATCAGTAGTAACGTCTGCAATAGGTACATTGAATTGAGAAGCGTAACGTAGTTTTTGTTTAGTTAAATCTTTAGGTGAGCCTTTAGTTTCATAGGCGTCATAACCTAGTAACCTATCTTCAGAAGCTTGCCCTGTAAGGTCTGCTCCTCTACCAGCACCACCAGTTACACCAGTGAATTGTGGTCCATCAGCATCATTGAAGCTTTGTAAATTCGCTTTAGCCCAACCTGTACTGTCAGCCTTTTGTGCTGTTTTACTTATAACTTGAGTTTGTTTCTGCTCTAGTTTAGTTTGTTTAGGCGCTATATCTATGTATGTGTCGTCTACCGTGGGGGTTTCTATGAAAGATGATTGTATGCTCATGAAAATACCTTATAGTTTTATATAAGATATTATATCATAAACTACGTGCGCCTAAAGTTCTAATATACTGAATTAGTGTGAGTCCAGCTTCTCTAGCGGCTTCTTTAGCAGGATTTATCACATCAGTATAATCCTTACCTACTAGTGATCCATCTTTTTTAATATAACGTTGAAGTACATCTATAGTTTTTTCATTCGCAGCTTGGCCTTTTTTCATAGCATGAGCTATTTTAGCCCCCTTACTCTCTGTGCTTATTGCTTTAGCTAATTTACTACCAGTAGAATTAATTAATTTACTACTAGCACTACCACTTACCATATTAATAGCATCATTAATAGTCTGTGTTTGACCTTCGTCTGTTCTCATGAAGTTTGCATGATCAACAAGGCCTTGTTTAAGTGCACTAACAGGCTTTTCAATTCTAGGTCTTGGAGGTAGCTTATTACCTACTTTTTGCCTTTTTGTTTTATTCACTACTCTTTGTGCTTGCGCAGCTTGAAATTTATCTGCAGCTAATTGATTATTTCTATCAAATATACTCTGCACACTTTTAGTATCTAGCTTTGGAATAGACTGTTCATTTAAATTTATAAGTGAATTTGAAGTTGCATTATCAGTTAATTCAGTAAGTCTGGCTCTTACACCTTCTCTTGTAAACATTTTCTCTTTACCATTACGCCCATTCTTTTCATCTTTAGAAGTAAAGTAATCAGGTTTACTATCACCAGTAACTAGGTTTAGAATGCCTGCTATACCATCCATAGTTAAATCACCAAATTTACTAACTATATCTTCAGCAACTCCATCTAATTTTATTAAATCTTTTTGTGCGTCACTTAAAGAGTTACTACTATCTACTTGTTTCTCAAACTCTGTTTTATTTTTTACTTTAGCTGGAGTAACCGTTTCAGCAGTTTTTGCTGTGTCTGTACCCCACTTATTAACCTTAGCAGCACTTTCATTAGAATTAAGTACTTCATCTATTTTAGATTGTTTAGTCTTACTTAGTTTACCGTACTCGTCCCAGAATGCATTAGCAGCTTCAGGTGACTTAGATATAGCAGCAGCTAAACTACCTTTCTTAGGGTTAGCCATTTGTTTATTAACTATAGGTGTAGCCTTATTGCCAAATACTGTAGGTTTAGTTGTATCTTTAGATCCCTTAGTTTTAGGTTTAGTTACTGTAGCTGGGCCTGTATCAGTATAACGTTTATCATTTATACTACCGAAATCACCTAATACATCTTTAACAGTCTTACGTTTACTACCACCAAGTATAGATTTTTCTTCAGCGTCTAATTGCCTTAAAGCTTTACGTTGTTCGTCACTAAAACCTTTAGTTCTCTTAGTTACAGCTAAACCTTGTGTTCCATTACCATTACCTCTAGTAGATCCTGTAGGAACCATTTCAGATAGTTCCTTCATAAAAATGTCTTCGTCTATTTTACCTGCGCCTACAAAGTTAGAACCCTTAGCTCTATCTAAAGCTTTAATAATTTGTTTATCTGAGTAATTACCGTTACTTCCGTTAATAAAATAACTATTCATTTCTTCTTGAGTAGTACCAGACCAATCTTGATCCATACCTACTTTAGTAAAATAATCATGAGATGGGGTATACGTACCACTTTTTGATGAAGATTTGTTAGATGATGAATAACCTTTAGCGTAGTTCTGATTAGTTACAGATTGATCTACTGCTGGAGTATCTTTTATAAATTCTCTTCTATCAGTAATAGATTTTAATCTAGCTTTTCCTATCTCTGTTAAATCAGGAGTATCATATTGTTTCATCTCATTTCTAGCTTGTAGTCTAGATGTATCCGCACCTATACCTTTAGCCATTAGCGCATCAGCTAACCTTTTTTCTGCATCTTTAGGATTTGTTAAAGTATTAAACATATCTTGATCAGCAGCATGTCTAGTTTGGATATCTGTATTTAAAGCGTTAACACGTTCAGCGTGCATCTTAGTTAAGTCAGCACCTGCTCTTTGTATACCTTCCATTTTAGGATCAACTAAAGGTACCCCATTGTCATCATAATAGGTAGGTTGTTTATTAGCTTGATAACCTAGCTCTTTTAGTTTAACCATATCTTGCTCATAGTCATTATTAATAGCTGTATACTTTGCGTTAGCAGCTTGTTGAGTCGCTAAACCTAGTTGTACACCATCTCGCTCATTAATGTTACCTAACGTATCTCGTATAGTTTGTTTCTCAGCTAAAGGTGCAAAATCTTTTACTGCTTGTGCAGCACGATCTTGTTGTTGTAAACCAAAATTTCTATTAGCGGTAAGGGTATCTCTCAAACCTCTAGTAAAATCACTAATTTGTGGTGCTGCTGCTGTTACTCTAAATCCTTCACCTAATCCCATCTAGTTCTCCTTAAGCGTTTTTAAAAGCGGACGACCATGCATCACGCGTATTATTTCTTCTAGCTTGATCTGCCCATTTCATACTTAAATCTGTTCTATATAAATCCATTTTCTCATTCTGTAACTTATAGTTGTTATATGTATTAAATGCAGATAACCCAGTGTTAATAGCACCAGTATAATCAAACTGCCCTGCTTGATTAGTTGTGTTAGTCATATTATTAGCTTGTGTCATTTCATTAGCTATTGTAGGAGATTCTGCTCCAGCTATTTGTGCTTGTGTATAAGGCAGATTTTGTTGATTACTATCTAAAATGTTTACTCTATTATCATTATAGTTATCAGAAAATAGCCCGCCAGTATTAGCACTAGCTCCAGCACTAAAACTAGATTTAGTGGCAGGACTAGCTGTAGCACTTCCTGGAATACTACTAAAATCTATGCTATTTGCTGCAGTATCAATGTTTAACATAGGTAAACTAACACCACCATACATAGCAGATTGTACTGGCTGTGTTTGACCTAAAGCAGAATTAGCTGCAAAATTACCTGAAGATAAACCAGTAGGATTAGCTATTGACTGTGGTGTAAAATGAGACAAGTCCCAATCTATACCTTCCCCAATACCACCATATCCGCTACCTTCAAATCTGCTGTCGTAAGTAGGGGCTCGTGGGTCTTTATTTTTATCTACCATAATTTATCCTTTAGTTTAAATATAAGTGTGCCCATGAGAAGGAGTCCATGAGCACTATATACTTAATCGTTATCTATTGAACCTCTAGCTGATTGATCTTTAGCTAGATTCTTTAATTCTTTTTCTGTTAACTGAGGAAGTATTTCTATAACAAAAGATGGATGCATAGTTGTTTTAGCAATCTTATTGCCTGTTACTTTGTCTGTTACAAACTTAGTTTCTCTCCACTGCTTACGACTTAGTGATTCATACACTGGTTGTTGCATGTGCCAAATAGTGTTAAAAGGAATAAATTTACCTACAACTTTTAATTTGTTTCCTACTTGCATTGTAACACCATTACGGCCTTTATACATTGGGTCTGAGCTAGATACTTTACAGCGGATTAACTTATCCATAGACTTTCTAATCTCAGCAGGAGTAGCTTCTTTAGTTACTTTAACACCCTCTACTTTAGTTGTACCTTCTGCAGCATCATCATCAGCTATTAGTAAACCTACTAGTTTATTCTTACCTATGTTCTTAGCAAACTCTATACCAAGATCTTCAGCTATACCACGTAATTCTTGTATCGATTTATCTATATATGCATTCATTTTTTATTACCTTAATTTTTATTCTCTGTTGAGTGAGGGCTTTCACCCTCATATTGTAAGCTCTTACGAGCGCCTAAATACTGAAAACCTTCTTTTACTTATCACGAAGATATGTAAAAGGACGTCGTCTAAACCAAGTGAAAGACCGCGCATTTAATCCAATTACAGCTTCCTTAGGAAATATGAAACGTTCATAAGTACTAAGTTCTTTATCACCATAAGCTAAAAGACCTTTAAACTCTTGTACTAACATTACAGGGTATTCTTGACCATCTATACCTGTAGTAGGCGCTTCACCATAACCAGATGCACTAAAACCTATATTAGATATGTCTGTGCCTACTGTCATAGTAAAACTACCGTGACCAGTAATAGTGTAGCCATAGCTATTAGTAAGTTTAAGTCTCATTTGATCACGAACTTCACGTCCAGCAACTTCAGTTAACACATAACGTTCAGTTGATGCATCCCATGTAAATGTTCTATCACCAACTACATCATCAAAAGTAACAGTAAGAGTATCTTCACCTTGAATTTTAAGGTTACCATTAAAACCAAATTTAAGTGCACCATTTTCTACTGAACCACTATCTCTATTATCTACAAATAGGGATGCTGCATAAACAGTTACATTTGTATCTGCACGAGAAATTTGGCTAAAAATACCAACAGATTGACCCCTAGGTAAACCTTCAGAGCTCTCTACATAGTATTCTCCATCTGTTATAGAAGCAGGATCATCAAGGTTCACGCCTGTTAAAAGTGCTAAACTCATATAACTTCCTTTATTTTATTTTATTTTATCTTAAACATTATACCATAGACTTCCATACGAAACCTGATGCTAAACGTCTACCGCCATTTACACACCGAATAATAGAGTTATAGTTTATGCCAGTTACCGCTGAAGCCTCTTTACCAGAAGCAAAAGTTCGAATAAGCATATTAGTATCTTTATCATACTGACCTACAGCTTTATTATTAAAACTCGTATCCCGAGGCTTACCTTTAGTGGTTGGGCTTTTACGTTTAGACTTGTTAACGTTAGAAACGTATTCTAACTTATCTAACGTGCCTACACCAAAACTCCAACCTTTCATAGGGCCTTGTTCTACCATTTTTCCATGATTTAAACCACTAAAAGCTTTATAGCTAAAACCTTGAGCTATACAAAATTCTTTCTGTGTAACATCATTAACTTCAATAAACTCACCAGTAGGTGTCATGTACCACCAAGGTTTGAAGCTCGAGCCTTTAGTCCCTATTTGAGCTGAAGACATTTTAGTTTTAGTCTCATCAGAAGCAGTTTTACCTAAGTTGGCTTCTCTAAGCTTTTGCTTTTGCTCATCAGGCATAGGGACGTACCCTCTATCTGCAATAGCGCGCATTTGTACTTTTCTACGCTCATCAGACCAAGGCTTTCTACAATGTGTAGTAGCTGAGCTATCACCACCAGGTGTTGAGTTATACCCTTTACCATAGGTACCATATTTAGCTATCCAATAGACTTCCCTATTATTTAACTCAGACTGCTTTATATGGTCTTCTAAAATAGCGGATACCCAAGTGTCTTTACCATACTTACATATAGCATTATAAAAATACGTTTGTGTACCCATTGCAGCGTGTGCAGTATGGGCATTCCAGCGTCTCTTAATACCTTGAGTTGTTAAACCTATGTATGATTTACCTGAGATTATATTTGTGTGGATGTAAATACAACCAATTTTTTCTTTTAATGAACTCATAATAGCTCCTATGTTTTTAATTTCATAGGAGTATTATATGGTATTCTACTTTAAAGCTTGATTAGATAGGTAGGCTAATTACGCTACGGATCCGTATAGTACACCTAACCAATCTGGTCTCTCAATCAGAATCCCGTAGAAATAGTTGTTAGAACTGAATCCAACTTTACCATAAGGATTGTCTCTATTAGCAATTTCTTTACCTGGCATTTTCGTGATAATCTCGAATTTACCTTTTCCACCATTTGATTGGAAACCAACTTGTGTGAAAGAACCTGAACCGATATAAAGGATTGGGTGAACATCAATGTTTGCAGCACCTTTATTTTCTTGGATTAGCATTTCTGGATGCTCAATAAAACGAACTTTCTCTATTTTACCAACTTCACCTTTAGCAATATTTGATTTAGCAAATTTCGCACCATCAGCATATTCTTCAACGTAAGCCCAAGCGTGTTTACTAGTTGTAGCATTCATAGTATCTTGAAGGATAATAATCATATCATCTGAAGTATACGCGTAACGTGCATTACCAACAACTTTAGTATCAATATTACGTGAACCAGTAATCATTGCAGTATCAGTAGGACACTGATTAGCATTAAGAACTTTAGTCATAGCACGTAATTCAGCTAGAGTTGGGTAATCACCAGCAGCAATAGTAGCTACAGAAGATTTACTTCCTGAAAAGATTTCAATACCAGCACCATTAATAAGGTCAACCATTAAAGATTTCTCAGTCATTTCACCAGCAGCTTTACCACTTTCACGATATAGGTGTGATTTAAGTTTAGCATCAGAATCAAAGTTAAGATCATCTTTAGTGAACTCATAGAAGAAACCATAGTTTTCTAAAGTAGAAGTAATAATTTCACGAGAGAAACCAATTCTATTTACACGACCACCAGTTTCAGAGATAACAGGAGTTAAAGCAGATACAGTTGCAATATCTTTAGATGAACCATAAAGGTTACCTGAAGTTTGTTTAACAGTACCATCAACACCCGCAGCAGTGATTGCAGCAGCTTCATCAGCATTATCATAAGCAACTACACCAGCAGCTGTAATTGAAGTCCATAGAGTTGAATCCATAACTACACCAGCAGCATCAATACCTTGATCATTGATATTTCTATCATCTAATACAGGAATAATTATATGTTTCTTAATTTCTTTACCAGCATTTTTAGGTTGGTTACGAGTTCCAGATAGTTGACCAATATATGCTTTCTTATTAGCTTCAACGATTGCTTGTCTGTCATAGTAAAACGGATTTAATTGTGCCTGATCTACTTGTTTATCAATACTCGAAGGATCTGCAACAGTTCCTGAATTATACATTTGAGGATTATTTTCGCCTGCCATTTTTTGTACCTTTGCCTTTAATTAGGACTTATTATATAACGTGACCCATTTGTGCAAACTGTTCAAAGTCTTCATCAGACATATTTACTAAGTCTACTTTTGCGGGTTTGTTCTTGTTAGCAGGAGATCTTTTAGTAATCCCTGCAGCCTTTCGTTTGGATGTGCTTGGTTTTGTATTAGTTTGTGCTTTAGGCTGTTCAGATTGCTCTGGTGCAGCTTGAGAACTTGCTAATTGAATGTATGCTTCCATATCACTCATTGAGCCTAGTCTACCTAACGATCTTTCATACTTAACACTACCCATGATTTGTTCATACATACCACTTGTAATGTCTTCATCTAGTTTAAGTAAATTCTCAGGAGAACTATTAAAGAACTCTTTTGATCTACTGTCCATACCATCTAAAGCTTGTATAACAGTATCTACATTACCACGTCTAACTAGTTCTTGCTCTATAATATCTACATCTACAGATTGCTCTGTAACCATAGATTGAGTAGGAACATAGTTAATATCTTCAGTTTCTACATCTAATGGATCGATTTCCTTTTCACTCATTAATTGAGCTAAAGCATTCTTATCACCATTTTGTATATCTACTAAACGCATTAAGGCAGCTTCATCTACTACACCATTAGTTATGATACCAGCAGCTTCTAAAGTTTTACCTACTGCTCGTAAAGGTTTTACACCTTGCATATTCTCAGAAAATGAGAATCCCATACCTAATAACTTTTTAGCATCATCGATACTTTTTACTCTAAACTCTTTACCACCAACTTTAACTGGTCCCATTATATCTTCATACATAGATCTATAATCTAAATCAGCTTCTTCGCTCGGCTGTATTGTATCTTCATTTTCTGGTTGTGGTTCTTGACCATTGTGAGGTTCATCTTCTACATCATCAGTTTCAGTTTCATCGTCAGCAGAACCGTCGTACTCTGGTTCGATTACTTCTTCTTCCTCTTTTGTAGCCTCAGCGTGCTCACTAGTTTCTTCAACAATAACGTCTTCAACTATTTCATTAGAACCTTCACTAACGTCCGGCTCTCCTTCTATGCTATTCATTTCTGCAGCTTCATTAAAATTAGCTGATGCTTCTTCAAAAGCTTCATCATCTAAATCATGAATCTGTTCATCAGTCATCTCAGCCATAACTATTCACTATCAATTTCGTCTTGTAAGGCTTGATTTTCATCAATACTTAATTTAGCTTGCTCACCTTCCGCAATAACATTAGCAACAAACCTACTTAACATAGCTTTCGCTATCAATAGATTACTTACAATCTCATTGTCTTCAGACTTTGGCTTAAAATTCATAGTTAATCTAACTGCATCATCACCTAGATAATCTTTAGTAATTAACTCATCAAATAAAGGATTAGCAATTAATGCTTCCCATTTATTCGCTTTCTCTACTTTAACCTCTAGTTGTTTCAGTGTAGCCTGAATAAGTGCTGTTTCTTCGTTCATTAGTTTTCCTTCTATGCTTGGGAAATTTTCAGGTTCTTTTAAAGAGATTAACTTATTGCTCTTATGAAATTATACCACAATTCCTAGTTAGTAGGTTTTTGTGGCTTATCACGCTCTTCTAACATTTTATTACGAGTCTTTCTATTCTCCATTTCTAAAGCATCTTGCTGTGATTGCCCTGTAGCAGTTCTAGTGTAATCAAGATCAGCAGTGTCTGCTTTACTATGTAACTCTCTAGTTTTAGCTTGTGCAAGAATAGTATTAGCTTCTTTTAACTTCATATCAACTTTATTCTCTTCTGCTCTAGATTGTCTTTCAGCTATCTCAGATTTAAGTTTTTCTATCTCTAACATTTTCATTTGTTGTTCTAACGGATCTGGTGGAGGTGGTTCTAATGCTTCTAGCTTAGCAGCAAGTCCTGGCATCTTCTGTAATTCAGCCTGCTCTATCATTAATAGTTTTCTCATATCAAAATCTAATGATGGACCATTAGTCTGTAACATAAAGTTAATATCCTGAGCTTTCTTAGCATCAGTCTCAGCAGTAGCTACTTCTAATCTAATGTCTACAAAACCACCCATGTCGTATGGATCAGGTTTAACATAAGGTTTACCAGTAATTCTTTCTATCTCTTCAGGTTCCATAAACTCATTAATCATAGATAACCATTTACGTAATAATGGAATAATAAAGTTCTCAGCAAAGTTCCTAGATATATCTACCTCTTTTTTAGCTACAGCACCCATAGCCATATTAGCTTGTGTAGCACTACCTAACTTACCTGTATTACCAGCGAATGGTCTTATACCAGTTAATTCAGCTTGGTTATTTCTAGTCATCTCTAAGAAGTTAATTACAGCTGGGTTAAAATCTGCATACTTGCCTTCCCAAATAACAGGAGACTCACCTTGAAACTTAAAGTCTTTCTTTGCTTTAAACTTACGTTCATTAGCAGGATCTAGTGTACCTTCTTTAAAACCTCTTTGTCCATTAGTTGAACTATCTAATGTATCCATCATACTTCTAGTTATAGATGTAGTAATCTTTTGATCAGCACTTTGTAAATCAGCATTAGGTCTACCATTAATACTAAATGGTTCAGGATCATTAGCACAAGACACATAAGGTAATTCTTGATCAGGATATGGATTTTCTTCTAATCTAATGATAACATCACCAATCCACGTACAAACTATAGGTTCAGCTATACCATCACCATCTATATCATAGTTACCCCAATACTCATACGCATCTAGTTCAGCTCTAGGATCATCAGCAAACTTAAAGTCATCATCATCACTATCTCTATAAGTCTCATCGTCATCTACATCAGAATCACTAGTAGCTATAACTATTTGATCTAAGTTTTCATAGATACCTTCTTGCTTTAGTTGAGACATACTTGTTTTGAAATGTTCTACACAAAATTGGCTTTTAGATATATTTTGCTTTTCTGTAGGATCAATCCATAAAGTTTTATTATCACGTGTAGCTGCAGTAGGTTGATTTAAAACTGTTTTCATTTGCATCTCAGTTCTATAACCAACTACTTGTGGTTGCATCATAGGACCTTGTGGACCCATAACTTGTACCATTCGCTGTATAGGTACTTCTACCTCTACTTCTTCTTCAGCAAATTCCCAACCAGATCTAGCTACTACTGTACCTTCTCGTTGAAATATTTTAAAACTTTCAGATACAAAATTATATCTATCAAATTTACCACAAAAGAAATGATTCAATAAAGTTTCACTTTGATCAGCCAATGGATCATCATCACCACTAACAGGACCAGCTCTAACTATGTCTACATTAGATACAAATGGATCTATAATAGTTGCATGCTGCCATACTTCAGTCTTCTTAATATCTCTTGTAACTATAGATGACTTACCTTTAACTTCATTTCCATAAGCCTCACCATTACTTTCCATAATCCAGACTTCTCTAAAACTATCCCATTTACTTTTTGTATTATCAGCAGCTTGTTTATCAGCTTTAAGGCTCTGTAATAATTCAGTAGGGTTTTCTGCTTCTAACATATTAGTTCCTTTATTGTTGTAATTATATCGTAAAGATCACGACATTCCAGTAGCACCATGGTTAACATCAGCTTCCCATCTACTATAAATCTTATCTCTACCTATTCTACTTTGTATATCTGCTGCTAATGATTGTAAAGCATCAGGCGTAGATGATTGCTCATGAACATGCATTAAAACACCAGGTGCATGCATATATTGTCTATTCTGATAGTCTTCTTCTGATACCGCATCTGCTGCTTGTAAATTTTCATATTCTTGATCTAGTTTAGCTTTCTCTTTATCCATCTGATATTCATATACTTTAACTATAGTTTCTAAAGTATCATTAATAGCACTAGCACCTAAACCTGCACCTTGACCAGTTATTGTATTTACTAAACCAGTTAATACACTTTTAATAGATTTAATAACACCATCAATAGCATAGCTTATAACTTCACCTATACCCATTTCTTGTACAGTAGCACCAGCCATCTCAGCGGATATAGATACACCTTGACCAGCAGACTCAGCTAATACACCAGAAACTGCGTAGTTTTGTATTGCAGTCCATAAACCAGCTATTATACCTGCTATACCTAATATGGTAGCAAAATTACCTAGCTGCTTAACTAAACCTTGTGCAGATAATCCACCAGCTTGAGATAATATCATAGAACCAATAGTTAATATAGCTGATGCGTACGCTAATGCAGTTGCTATTGCAGGCCAACCACCACCAAAAGACATCACAGTTATTATTATTGCAATAAGAACTAATAAATATGCAACTACTTTTTCCCAGGCAGAAGCTTTCTTTACAGAGAAATCTGTACCAATACAACTACCTATCATTTTTCTAAATTCACGCTTTTTCATTTTAGTAGCAGCATCAACTCTTAAGTAACCACCATAATATAAACTATTAGTTTCTTCTGCTGTCATCAATTTAATTAATTCTTTTTTAATTTTAGTATCTATAGTAGATGTAACTAGTATTTCTCGCTTTCTATCAGTAGTGTAAAACTTTATAGGTATTTTACTAGTATCTTGATAATAGTAGTCATACCATTCATATAAGTCATGTACAATACTAGAATTTTCTGTTACACCATTATAAGTAAATCGTAATACATAATCGTATCTAGTTATCTCACCAGAGCCTTCTAACCTATTCTCTTTACCTGTTTCTTTATAGCTTAAACTATTGTCTTCAGCTACGTCTATATCATATTTTGAAGTAGTACCAGGAACATCACTACGTGTAGTCATATTTTCACTAACTATATAAGGAGAACCATCATCATTCAACACAGGCTCAAAACTATCATTAGTGTCTAGTAGTGCCATAATACCGAGTGGGCCAGTGGTAGTAGCTACATCACATATAGCTGTATTTTGAGGTGTAAACCTACCTTGTGTAGTTACACCTGTACCACTGCCATCATATAGTTGAAATGGATAACTACCTTTAGTATAAGGTATGTGTCTACTGTTAGCGTAAAAATACCAAGGGTTAGAAGCTAATACAGTACGAATTTCTGCGGTATTTAATGGAGTAGTTTTTATTTCTAAACCAGTAGCTTCCCATCCAAGATCATGTTCATTTAGATATCTTTTAACAGATCCACCATAACTAATAGTTACATCTATAGTTTCACCAACACTAAGTTGTGCGTTTAAAGCATCAGCTATATCAGCACGTGTAGGTCGTGTTAAACCATCTGTAGGATCAACATCTGTATCATAAGCTCTTTTACCAGAGTACCAAAAATAAGGCCCCATAGTAAACCACATATTCTCTATATCTTCATCTACATCTTGTTTTATAAACTCTTCATAGTTCATACCCATAGCACCAATAAATCTCTTAAATACTTCATCTACTCTAAAATGGCCACCATAGTACATTAACAATGAAGGTGCGTATACTTCTACATCACCTATCATTGCTTTAGGCCAAGCTCTATCAAATTTACTAAATATAGCTTGTGCTTGTGCTAACTCCATTCGTGGTACAATAGAACCATCTAAGTATAAAAAACTGATAATAAATCCTTATGGACCAAACGGTGTAGGTGTCTCACTATTTGGAGTAAGGAGTTTTTCCATACCATCTTTCATATAAGATAAAATTTCAGGATCAGGATTAACTTCAGCACTCATCATTTGCCCAGTAACAACACCAACAGCATTTAATAAATGATTAATCTTACTATCTTCATATGCTTGTCTTTGTCTTTCAGCATTAAGTGATTGTTGATGTGTATAACCATCACTATCTCCAGTCCTACCTTTAACTACATTATCATTAGCATCAAGCCCTACAGTTACAACACCACTTTTTCTAAACGCATCTGCATGAGTTTGATAAGTGGTTGCTTGAGCTAGTTTAGTTTGCTCATACTTTAATCCCTCATCTTCTAAAGCTATAGGCGTACAACCATCAAGTTCATAAAGAGATGGTCTACCATTTTCTCTAAATGATCCAGACACTGTTTCAAGTATTTGTGCACAAGTTAACTCTGTTTGTTTTTGTAATTGACAAATCTCTTCAGCTACTTTCTCTTTCTCTGCTAAAGCAATTTCAGTTTCAGCCTTAACTTTAGCTAAAGTATACTCACCATCTCTTTCTTCTTTTGCCCAAGTTAAAGCAGTCTGCATAGCAGCTCCACTTAAACTAGCTGTCATACTAGCTACATGCTCACTAACTAATTGTGCTTTCTCTTTCTCTGTTAATTGTAAGTCATTAAATATAACTGAAAAAGTATCTTTAGCTCTCATATACAAACTATCTTCAGATAATGAATCCTGCATTAATTTAGTATATTTACTTGATACGTCTAAATCACCAACTTCTCTTTGAAAACCATCTATCACTACTCCACAACTACTCACATCACACCTCCGTATATTTTATTGCCCACTATGGACTGTTACTGCTATATTAGCTGTTGTACCCAACGCAACAACTACTAACTCCCCACTCATATATCTTGTTCCTGATATGTTTATCATTGTCGGACCTTCTCCATAACCACCTACCATATAAGGTTTGTCACTATCAGGGCAATCTTCTGATTGATCGTTACAGTGTCTTAGAATAGCACCAACAGTTACACTCAAATTTGAAGCATAAGTTACTGAGCCAGGATTATGCACAGCAGGAGCTGCATATATAATCTCCTCACCAAATTTAACATACTGTATAGTTGCTATTGTTGCAGAGTCATCATATTTTACAGTAGATATCTCTATATCATAAGAATTTCCTATTACTCCGTTAGATGAGTTCTGCCCCCATACTCCAAGGTTGTAGTTATTCCAGCCTGCATACATATTACTAGAGTAACCGTTCTTTCTTTCAATTCTGAACTGTTTAAATGTTTTACCCCAGTTATTTAAGAAGTTTATATTAGGGCTATTCAATGTAGTTGCATTGAGAGTAGCGGTATTCATTGTTACGGCATCTATCTGAGCACCATATATCTTACCACCAACGATATTATAACCATGGGCTTTAGTAGTATCTCCTGTAAGTATAAATCCTTGAGGAGTCATACCACTTGTACCATTCCAATTATAATTAGTTGATTGTATCCAGCCATCTATCCAAGCTTCAGTAGTCATAATCTTATTAGCACTCAAAGTATTAGTAGTTATCTTACCACCATCTATAGTAGTCTTATTATAATTAGCTGCTACATTGGTTTGCCAATCTTGAAACAATGGTAATACATATAGACTTGGTTCAGTTATATCATCATTAGTAATCTTCTCAATCATAATATCTTGAACTCTCATATAATTGTTGTATGAACCATCATTATCTATTCTAAGTATATAATCAGAAGATGGAGATGTACTACAATCTACAACACAAGATACTCTTTGTGTATTTCCAGTAACAGATACTGTAGATTGATAGTGAGTACCACTTGAATTTCTAAGGTAAACGTGAGTATTCATATTCTCAGCAGAAGCTACCCAAAAGCTAACTCTAAACTTACTAAATTTCTCTAGCTTAATATTGTAATCAGTAGCAGATAAACCAAGATATACATAACCATCTCCAGTATTTCTATTGTAGATAGTAAGACTTTTTCCACCTCTTGCTGCATCATCAGCATTTATATTAACAACACTTGTACCTGCTGTAAAAAACAATGGAGTAGATTTATCTGTAAAGTGAGAGTACATAGCATTATGTATATTAGCGCTATTCTGTACTACACCTTCAAGGTTAGTAAACTCTACTAAACCATTAAAGTATATGTTACCATTCTCTATTCTAAATGGGTTACCTCTACCCGCTCCACCAGGATCAGTAACCATAAAAGTATCAGCTAAAAACTCTACAGTTGAACTAGGTGCTCCGGTAAGAGAGTCTTCAGCAGATATTATCATACCACCAATAGCAGCATCAGCTGTTACAAGTAATGAACTTCTAGCAACAGCTTTACCGTCTACGGTTACGGTAGCTTCATCTAACCGTTTAACAGATGCTTGTATTTCAACACTTTCAATTCTAATCCATGAACAATCAGCATCAGTTGTAGTTGCTTCACATTTACCAGTAGTAGGTTGATATCTATATAGAGTATTTTCTGCAGCATAACTACTTGTACCTTTAGTACCAGAACCATCACTATCAGTCCATAAATCTCCACAACCTAAACTATTGTTAGTAGATAGTAGTGTAGGTGGATCTGGTTGATAATATGAATTGATTTTACCGTCAGCAGTTTCTTGAGCAGCTAATGCAGCTTCAAATGCTAACTGTGCAGCATGGTCAGTAAATACGAACCAATTATATACAGCAGAAGTATCTATTGAACCATCTCTACCAAACTGTAAAGTAAGTAGAATAGTCTTCTCATCACCTATTTGCTCATACCAAATGTATTGGTCACCAGTATGCTCTGCAACTGTACCAGCAGCCAACCAATCAGCATAAGGATACTCATCTACTCTAAGTGAACCATCACCATGTATTGGTCCAGTTATAGAGTAATTAATCCCAGGAGTTACTTCAGAGTTAGGTACGAAGAAAGTTTCTATCTTACCATCAGCTTGCTTCTCTAATATATCTATATCACCTTGTAAAGCGTCTAATCTATCAGATTGAACTATCATAGAAGCAGTAATAGATGAAGCACTTTTAGCTGCAGAATAAGCTACATTGGATATAACAGATACACTATTATTAAACCAAGCTCCACCACGACCAGTTTCCCAAGCAGCAATATTCCTACTCCAGTTTGCACCAGAAGAAACTTCATCAGCCCATACAACTTCTAAATCAGTTATAGCAGCTTTATTACTATAGTTTTCAACATATAGGTAATCAAAGTGAGCTACATACTGTGTCTTATCTATTTCATACTCATACGCAAACTCATGGTAGCCTTCTTCTAGGTTCGCAGTTAGATCATCTAAATCAGCTATACTTTGTGGTATGTTCATATCAATAATAGTATTTTCTATCATATCTTCTAACCAACCAGGAGGATTAGTTCCATACTCAACTAGGTAGATATCATCTGAACAGATAGTCCATTCTTGTATTTGTGCTTCAGCAACTATAGAATTTTCTACAGTAGTGTTTACTACACTGTTTGTTGTAGAAACTTCTATAACAGCTTCAGTAGTACCAACATATTCGGATGAATCAGCTATTAGCTCACAGGACATGAATCACCTACTGATTCTACATAAATTTGAGGTACACGTACGTATACTTTACCTACAGACGCATCTATATCTAATAAAGCTTTATACGTAGCAGATAAAGGATAACCGTCTTCTTGTAAACCTAAACTAGTTTCTAGATCAGCTGTTTCATCTGCTGTTAGAGTAATTTTAAATTTACCATTAATAGCATCAAATATACCCATAGCTTTTTTATCTATTACTACACATCCAGCTACACCTATACTACTAAGTGTAAATGTACCAGATGCTCCAGTAAGGTCTAAAGGTGTACCAGAGTTAGGCTCTTTAATTACAAAGATACCTTCAAACTCTCTACCTTGTGGAATAGTAAATTTAGCCATATTAATCCTTTTATTTTAACATTATACCAAGTTATCTTATATGCTTACTAGTAATCTCAAATGACATTAACTGCTCATTTAGATTAGTTAAGTCATCAGTAGCTCCACCAAGTTCTAAGTGAAACACCTCATTAGCAGTAGCACTAAAGCTTATATTAGGGTAAGCTGAAGCTGACCCACCATTTCTACCAACAGTAACTGGTATATCTTTATTACCATTTATTGAACCAACTAATCTAAGGTTGAATGACTCTTCAGCATTACCAACTGCATCAAATGTAAAACCCAAGTTGATAGATAAAGTATATACACCTGTTGATGGTACGGTAATGGTACCATTACCTGGGCTTGGATCATAATCCATTGCTACATTACCATAAGTTGTATATGCAGATACTCTCTGATATGCAGCTGTAATCGCAGTTGTATCTAAAGCACCATCATTCATGTAAGCCAACACAGTAGGTAAATTAACATGAGTTCTTGGCTTAACATATAATGAACCAGTTATAGCATCATTACTATATACCTTTCCTACATAAGTAGCTATATCAGGTGGGGTAGTTGTGTATACTCCCGCAGTAGCTTCACTTACATATAACTTATCACCTACATTAAAACCTGATAAATCTAAGCCATTTACTTTACCATATGTAGTTACTGCGCCTGAGGTACCAGCTGGAATATCCATAGTAGCAACTATAACTCCATCACATCCAGCAAATGTATTAGCTTGCGCTAATTCAATAGAAGGTAATCCGTTAGCTAAGCCAGTGACTATAACAGGCCTACCATTGTGGATAGTAGCTCCAGTATTATTATATACTTCATCAGTAAGTTCTTTACCAATATTAAGAGTAGTACCATAACTAGTATTTAGATTAAGAGTATTATCTGCATAGTATATCTGTCCAGCTGTAGGTGTTGGCTCATTACCAGTCATATCATTAAACTTTCTACTATCTATCTGTGTATCTAACGTCATTATCTCAGATTGCACCAGTGATGTACCAATAGTAGCTTTACCACCCTTGATGATTCTAAGCATAGTTTCGGTTACACCAGTATCTTTATCACTTAAAGTCCAATCAGCTTCGTTTGTGTTAGCTACCCATTGCATAGTTGATACAGCATGCGTAGTAGTACCATTGTTGTATGTAGTCTCTACTGTACTTGCTACTCCACCATCCTCTACATTAAGTACGACTGCTGGGATATGTCCTGTAGCTTCTAATGAAGTCTGCGGTGCATTAAGTGCATTTAATATTGCTTTATCTGCTGCAGTCATTACACCAGCATCAAGTGTATCTGCAGAGTCAATAATAATATTATCACCGTCAGAAGATGTAATCCCTACTTCAGTAGCACTATAAGTAACTCCAAGGTTAGTACTTACATTTGTTTCTTTAGCTGTATTAAGAGCTATAGCATCTTCATCTGTTACAAGTCTATTCTCTAAATCTGTTTGGTCACTAAGGGTACCAATGATTGCACCCCAAGCTAATTTAGCTATCCTTTCAGTCCAACCACTAGCATCAACGGGGTCATCTATATTAGCTAGAAATTCTCCATTATCATCTGGATTAACTTCACCTGTAACGAAACAAGTATCTCCAACTTTAACATCAACAAGTAAATACATTTGGGCTAGAGTATCAACTACAAAACTATGTGAAGCTCCTGAAGCTGTTGCTTGTACATATTCAACTGTTGCTATATCTTTAGCATTTTGAGGATTATAATTACCATCCATTTCTTTAGAGCCATCACTCTCAAGATTACCATAGTCTGCATCAGCTTGCACTTTAGATACATATCCACCTGATTCTATTACTTCATACACTCTCTGGGGACTCATAACCTTATCACTTACAGTTTCATCTAACGATTCTGCAACTGTTGCTATAGGTATCTCTAATGGAGTGTGTTGATACCTTTGAGTACCTTCACTGTTTGTAGTATGAACCAATGTAGCAATTCCTACACCTTCATCTACTTTATCACTCTTCTTAGACAGCTCATCATTTACAACAACTGACCTTGCACTCAGTGTAGCATCTATTTCATCTTTGGTATATAAGATTAATGAAAAATCTTTTGGGTCTGTAAATTCAGCCATATTATTTCCTTTATTTTAAAAATGGTATTTCTAAGTTTATATTATCTTTCTCTAAGTGAGTATCAACATCGTGACCTCTGCTTAAAGATACTTCACTTTCTTTTATACCAGCCAGTTTAGTTGACTGTTGTGTAGTAATCGTGATGAAGCTACACCCTACAGCAGTAAATACAGTAAAAGCAACAATCAATGTTATGAATAATACACTAAGCATATTAAGCATAGTTTCTTTCTGATTCATCACCCACCCTCTTTAGTTAAAGTACCGGTAAACTTAATAAGTCTATCACCAGTAGCCTTAAAACTCTGTTTAGTTTGCACTGTATCAGATGGAATAGTTGCTGCTAAATCATTATAAGTTCTAGTTGTGAATAAAGAAACTCCAGTAGTTCCACCAGTATAATTATCCCCATTCTTAATAGCATCTTGAAAACCATTACCACTACCAAACTCTAATGATGGTTGAGCATCAACTGAGTAAGCTCTAACAGGTATTTCTCCTAT